TAGCGAGGGAATGCTTGAATACACAACAAAGTTAATGGGTCACCCATCAACAACCACAGCAGCCGTTTCGCCAAGTTTTAGTGCCGTTACGCCTACTGCTGTATGGCGCGGTGCTGTAACTATTGGCGGTTCTTCCATTGGTTACACAACTGATGGAACCATTACAATGACTCGTAAGGCCGAAGCAATTTTCGGTATTAACACAGCACAAGGTCCATACGAAGTATTTGTTGGCGCGATAGATGTAACAGGTAGTTTGACTTTTGTTATGGAAAATGACGATGAATTAACTCGTTTTCTTAGCAATACTCAACCAGCCTTGACCTTTACTTGGTCGCAAGGTGCAGGTGCTAGTGCTACTCAGGTTGCTTTTACAGTAACCAAAGGTGCTTATACAACTGCTTCCATTGACCGCTCAGGCGACCATGTAAGCATCTCAATTGACTTAACCGGTATCGCAAACACAACCGATGCTGGTTCCACTCTTGGCTATGCGCCAATTAAGTGGACACTTCAGAATGCTGATACTGCTGGTACTTATCAGTAGTTATTAGCGCAGTACCGCAAGAGGGGATTTGTGTGGCGTAGTGTCGCCTTCCCACTATCGCTCTGCCCCTCTTGCGCCTATAATATGCGAAGGCAACTAGGAAGGAATAAGCATGTCAGAAAAGAAGAAGTTACAACTACCATCCGGCGGTTGGGCAGTATTTAAGGACCCAACCACGCTACGAGTACGCGACCGCAAGAAGGTACTGCGTAACGCTAGCGGTGAAGAAGGTTTGATGCAAGCATTAACGCTTGTTGATGGTCTTATCGCTATTCTTGTAGAAGAATGGTCATTTGAGTTTCCAATTCCATCTATTAAAATCTCCGTGTTGGAAGATTTAACAATGGCTGACTATGACGCATTAGCAGAAGAAGCAGGTAAAGCCCAAAAGGTGCTATTCCCTCAACTTGCTGAAACCGAAGCGTCTAAGGCGGATGTTGATAGCCCTTTCGGCAAATACAGCGACTAAAGTGGATTTTAGCCGGTAGAGAACGGCATGAGGATTTAAGTTATCCTGACGACCAATTTCTCTACTATTTAGCCGCAGAGCGTTTTGGTTGGACACCTACACAGGTAGATGAACAACCTGCCTATATACTTGACTGGATATTAGCCATCGCGAAAGCGCACGAGGAAGTGAGAGCACAAGAGAGTGCTAAGCAGCAATCTAAAACTCGTTAGAACACAATTTGGAAAATTAACAGCAAGTATAGACACACGCGCGCGCATGGCTCGCGATGAAATGATGATGGCTTTAATTCAGTTAAGCAAAGAACAAATTAAAGGCGCGCGACCATACATTACAGGTCCGCGTGGTGGCAGAATCTACGAACCTGCTACCCCGGGCAAACCACCAATGAATCGCACCGGAAATCTACGCCGGTCTATTCGTGGTGAGAAATTAAATACAGGATTTGCTAATTATGCGGCTATTGTTGGACCAACTATTGAGTATGGTCGCAGGGTAGAACTTGGTGGCGGTAATTGGCCAGCCGGTGTTCGTTTCCCATATATGGAACCAGCATACGCACAATTTAGAGTCAAAGTAGCACCACAAATAGCGATGAAATACTTCGGTAGGAGGTAACCATGTTAGGCGGTTTTCTTCCACCAGTAGTCTTTACAATAACCAGCAACGCGGCACAAGCCATGGCAGGTTTTGCCAAAGTTAATGCTCAGTTAAAGTTAATGGAAGTACAAGCGGCTAAAACCAGCAAAGCCATGCTTGCCTTAAGCAAGGCTACTGCTGTCGCTACTGCGGCTGCTAAAGCGTTCGGTATTGTATTTGTTGCTTTTGCTGGTTATGGCGTAAAAGAAATAATGCAGTTAGAACAAGCATACTCGCGCCTTGGTCAGTCGTTAGCCGCAGTTGGTTTAAGCACAGCACAAAACCGAGAACAATTAGCCGCTACCGCACAAGGTATGGAAGAACTTGGATTTGATGCGGCACAGGCTTCGGATGCTCTTTCGTTACTTATTCAAACAACTAAGAGCGTAGAAACTAGCCAAAAGTTATTAGCCACAGCCGCGGATTTAGCACGCGCTCGGCAAATGGATTTAACTACTGCGTCACGGCTTCTCGCGCGCGCACAGGCGGGTAACGCTCGCGTCTTTACTATGTTTGGTATCACAATAGATAAGACCAAAGATAGAACCGTAGCCATTAAAGAGGCTATGGATGAATTAACTAAAGTTATTGGTGGACAGGCTGAGGCATATACAAAAACTTTTGCCGGACAATTACAAGTACTTGGTAAGCAAATAGAAAATGTTGCCGAAGGTATCGGCGCGGCTTTATTGCCATATTTAATGAAGTTTCTAAGTATTTTACAAAAACTATTTAGATGGTTAAATCAAAATAGAGAAGTTTTAGCCGGTGTTGCGTTTGTAATTGGTACAGTATTGGTTGCCGCATTAACTAATATGATTCGCAAACTAACTGTTGCTATTGGCGCATGGATGATTCTAAATGCCAAGATGTTACTAATTATTGGCGTTGTTATAGGCGTAGCCGCAGGTATTGTCTATCTATGGAATAAATTTGAGGGTTTCCGCAAAGCGGTAGTAGAAGTTGGAAAGGTCTTTGTATTATTTGGCGAAGTTGTAGTAGGCGTATTTCAGGTCATACTTAATGCATTTCTGTTAGTTATTCGCGCAACGGCTAACTTACAAATTGCCATGGGTAAATTATTTAAGAATGACGAAATGGTACGAAGCGGTAAAGAAACGCTCACTTGGATAGATGGCGTTAATAAGAAAATTTACGACTTTGGTATGCAATTAACTGGTGTCCGTAAGAAAATGGACAACATAAAAGACATGAAAATTGACCTATCCAAGTTCAAATTACCAGCATTGGAAATACCTAAATTTGAGAATGGTAATACTTTTGGCGAAGAAATTTCAGAAGATATTAAAAAAGGTTTGGATAAAGCAAAGCGCGATGTTAAAAATTTCAACGCGGAACTTAAAGCGCAATTCGCACAACTATCGGGTATTTGGAAAAACATTGTGTCGCGTGATTTTGAGAAAGACATCTATGCCAAAATTGGCGACCCAATAGATGAAATTATCTATAACGCACAAGCATCCATAAACGCATACGCAAACGCTTCTAACAAATACGCAAGCGTTACGCGCAGTTTAGAAAAGTCACAAGAAAATTATTTGGCAGCAATTAAAGGTGGTAATGAAGAACTAATTAGTGCCGCCGAAGATGCTTTAAGTCGGGCAGAGCAAGCCGCTCAGGGTGTTTATGATGATATGGGTGCGGCATTAGAAGATATTGCCAAATATCAGCAACAAATGATTAATAAAGTGGCTGAGTTATATGAGGAAATAAGCGAATTAGAAACTGAACGCACCAAGATTCTAAAAGCCGCACAAAAAGACCGCTTAGAATTAGAAGATAATTACAACGATGAAGTCAAACGACTACGCGCGGATTATGATAAAAGCGTATTGCGAGCCGAACAAGAAGCGGCTAAACGACGCGCAGATATTGTCAAGATGTCGGTTGACCAACTGCGTAGTGCTTTTAAGAACGCAACATACCGCAGTATAGGTGACATCTATCAAGCATTGACATTTGAAGGTCGTTATATTAAAGGCGGTACAACCGAGAAGATTTTAGCCGCGCTTGGACTACAAACTTCTAAGGCTGAGAAATTAGCCGCTAATGCCGCAACATTAGCAGGATTAGGCTTCTCACAGACCTTTATTGAAGAAGTTGTTTCGCAAGGTCCTGATATTGGTAATGAATTAGCCAAGACAATTATTAACTCGTCTCCTGAGTCTATCCGTCAGATGCAGGAATATTGGAATAAGTTACAAGCAACTTCAAGTCATGGCGTAGATAAAGTAGCAACCGAACTTAATAGAGGTATGAAACTTGCTACCGAAGAACTCATGGACCAAATGTTACAAGTGGATATTGAATTAGCCGCTACTTTGCGTGAGTTACAAGATGATTTAACAGAAAGTCTTGCCGAGTCGTTTAATAATTACAGTAAGGCACTTGACCAAATTAACAACCGCACGGCAGAGCAAATTGGGTTAATTGATACGCAAATTCAACAACTCAATGCCAAGATAGCCATGCTTCGTTCTTCGTTAAACGCAATGTCAGGTCTTGGCGCGCCCGGAACGCAAGGCGCAGGAGTAAACATTATTCCACGCGCAGAAACTAGCGAAGAAGAAGGAATTGCTACAAGTTGTGAGTCCGGTAGAGGTATCTTTAAAGTAGTTAAATATGACGGTATAACAATGAGTCGTACCTTGGTTCGTTGTATTCCTAAGACTTCTACTGAAAGCACAGCAGACACAGACGCCCAGGCTGAATTTGATGAAGCAACTAAAGCCGCAACTGATGCCGCCGCTTTAGCCGCAGAAGCCATGGCAGCCTTAGAAGCCGCAGAAGCAGCGCGCATTACCGCGTTGTATGCTTCAGCACGAAGCGGAGCCACAGGAGTAGCCGCATGGCGTTATGGCGAAGGTTTTTCATCGGCAACAGCATCCGCAAATGATGCCGCGGCTGATGCTGCTGAACGCGCACGATTCCGAGCCAAGTTAGGTTTAGCACCAACCATTAACATTGTGGCAAATACAAATGCTACATCACAAGATATTGCTAATGATGTAGGATGGGCCATTCGCACAAGCGGAGATGTTCAATATCGCACAGGTGGCGGTGTAAGTAGGTATGACATGGTGGCTGAATAATGCCAGTTACATCATTAGTTAATTATCGGTTTGCTTTTAATGACTTTGAGTTTGGTGGCGGTGATTCCGTTTATCAAATTATGACCATAGATGGATTAGAAGATTTACCTACTATCCGTAACCAAGATGATAACCGAGGTTATCAAGATGGTATGTGGACAGGTAGAGATTTTCTATCAGGTCGCACTTTAGTTTTTACCATGACAATTCGCGGTGATAGTAATTTCTCAATGCAATATTACCTAAATTTGCTTCAAGAAAATTTAGTTCCGCAACAACAAGGCACGGGATTATTACAATTTCAGTTGCCGGGTAATGCGTTACAGCGATTTAATGCTCGCGTCCGCCGTAGGGCTATAACAATTAACACAAGTTATTCCTCGGGTCTTGCTACCGCTACTTACGAGTTTTTTTGTCCTGACCCACGCTATTATGACGACACAGAACAAATCACGGATTTAATTAACGCTACTGCTGTTGCTGGTCGTACCTATAACCGCGTTTATACGCAACCACCTAGTTCTGGGTCCAACAACCCTCTTGAAGATGGTATGTATTTTGGCGGTGGTGCTGGTGCGCCTAACCTCATTACTAACAATGGTTGGACT